TCCGTAGAGATTAGAATCACTAATTCGATAAGTCTTATTGTTAGATATTTCCATTGCCCAACGGCATAAAGCAGCGTTGGCTATACAAAGGAATGGGAATGAAATAATTGAACCCATTAATTGACCCTCCTTCTGAGGGAGCAACAATCCTAATCCGGGTATTTCGGCTTCATAGGTGTTACCCATCGCATTATCTCTTAATTTTTTGCGATTGTCAAATATATGATTAGTCAAACAATCCTCAATCATCTGATGTAAATCCTTAAAATAATTTTCTGGGAGAAGTTCCAAATCCTCCTTAGGAAAACGATTTTCAATAATCTCCATCAAACAATCGTTGATAGCTTGAGAAACCCAAGAATGTAAATTATCCGTAGATGCTTTATAGTCTCCTGAAACAATAAGTTCTGGTCCATTCGGATTCCAGTCACAAAAAATGTTGTTAATGTGATCAGCAGAAACCATTTCTCCTATAAGAGAGAAAACAGTATTCTTTTTAAGACTACTCCATAGATATTCTTGTATAGGTTTTAGACAAAAATATTTCATAGGTGGACCTTTAGAAATGACTCGAACCTTAAATGGCTCACCCAAACCAACAGGTTTAACATAGGGTATTTCGGTAATGGCTCTAGGCCAAACATTCCAATAGAGTCTTTCATAACAAAGGTACATGGTGGTAAAATCGATATCAGCACCGATAGTTGAAGAGTATTGCTCTTGTGAGCAACCACTATAGTCGCCGCTTTCGTAGGCTGTTTGGTATTCAACATCAAACATTAATTGATCAAATGCTCTTTCACCCCCTTTATAAGGAACAGCTGCCTTACGGACATTCATGCTGTGGCATAGATCATAAATTAACAGGGTTTTATCCTTATATAGATCTTTAAAATTCTCCCCATCGAGAAAACCTTCTCCCCGTAGAAAGCCAAGGGTACCCAACTCTTCCTGTGAACAATTATAGTTCGCTTTTATGGAAGGAAAGATAGGCTTAATCAGGTCCTTATATTGCAAAGGAGTATTAAGGTCAAATAGTTCATGAACGGTTCTTCTAAGTTCCATTATGGCTGATGCTTTGTTGATACTAAAAACTTTTTTAACAGTTTGTAGCTCAACACGCTCTAATTTTGGTTTTGTCATACCAGAATGCTCAGTCCATTCATGACCAATCGGTTTAAAGTCACATCGACCAAAGATTTCCAAATCCGAGTCTCTTGCCTGAACAGGTTCACTAGTAAGTGCCTGTACGCTCTTGAAGATTTGCTTTTCTATGCAAACTTCATTAATAAAAGACGACCCTTTCTTTATATAAAGAACGGAATTAAGAAGGGACCAAGCCAATTGTTTTTTGGCAGTATGGTCATCATCCTTCCACATTTTATCGAAAAAATTCTTATAACGGAATCCAGGTATCAGCTTCTTGGCTGATCGTAGAAAACCATCCTGAGAATCTCCCGGAAATGCTGGAATATCTTGTTGGTGATAATAGGAAAAATAGGCACATGATTTCCACTTTAGTATAGTGGCCCATGATCCTGCTCCATTTATAGCGACGTAATTAAGTAAGGAAAGCACAAATTTAGATTTGCTTTTATAATAGCAGAGTGCATCTTGTTTTAACAAGCTCTTTTCCTCGGAATAGATTTTACGCAAATTATTAATATTAAGTTTAGGCGTTCTATATCCATATGCATGTAGCAATACATATACTCGATCTGTGAGTTTGCAGATCTTTTCAAAGTCTTCGATTAGGAAATGAGGATTTCTCGAAATGAAATTAGAGAAACCTTCAATAGACCAGAGTTCACGCTCCAGTCTACCTAAATCGAGCCACTTAGACTCTCTCCCCTTTCGTCTGGAAGGGCTGACGGTTAACTGCGCTTTTTGCGCTATAGCTTTACCCCCATCGGTTAACTTCGATGGTGTGGTATTGGTT